AATAAGTATCAAATTTTCTTCACATTACTTCTTCATGTATACTTCTCCTTGTCATAGCACATCAATCTTGAAATCAAACTTCTTGATATTTTTTCACTCAACTTCAATCACTTCACACAACATCATACATTTTTCTTGATTCATCATCAATTTCAATTATATCCCCCTCATATATTTCTGTTCATTCTTTATCCTTTAATCAGGTGCTTTGCATTACCTCGTGTTCTTGTACATCAAATCAAATTGCATCAGTTTCATCTAACATAGAAAAATCAACTATCCTCATTTCTTTTCAATCCCATACTCTAAATTTTATTTCTCTCATTCTTTATTATTAGGAAGTAAGTTATTAATGTATTCAGAGAGAGTGTTATCTCTTATAGCTATGGCTTGTAATTCTGTTATATGTTCAATTATTTCATCATATATATATTTTATTCAATTTTCATTTTTATATTTTCAAATAGATAATACTTCTCAATATTGAGTTGGATTATTATTTTTTATATATCCTCTTGCTATAGCTTCTATAAATGGTTTAGAAGTTATCACCTCTATTTTAAATGTACACTTACTTAGATATTCTGCATCCATATCTTTTGGTAGCATATACCCATTCTCAATAGCGAATGCTAAATATCTTTCTATTTCTTTGTTCATGGTAATAGGTTATGTAAATAAGATACTGGGTCGCGTAGGTTATTTTTGCATAAGATTATATATACTTGATTTATTCATCAAATACCTATTTCAATATTATTTTCTATATATTTCATAAACTTCTCCATAAACTCAGGAGTAAATATTATTTCTCTTACATCTAAAACCCTATATCATACCTCTAAATCTTTTACAAAAGTATTTGAATAATATCTAAATCATAAATCTTCATAATTAAATCCTATCAATTCATTTATTTCATTCAATTGTTCGTGTTCTTTCATACTTCTATAAAGTTAATAAATAATCTAGTAGGTTAGTTAAAACATTATTCAGATATAATACTATCATAGTGTCAAGCATGATTGAATAAAAAAGATTTATGATATATTAAATTTAACTCTTTTACTATTTTCATAGCTTGTTCTTTAGAGATAGTAATTTTTATATCTGTAATTTCGGAGTCTTTTCTTAGCAATTTAATAATTCTATAATGTGGATTATCTCAGAAATTAGTAAAATTTATATACCATAAATGACTCCAATTATCTTTTATTAAATCAATATTTATTTGTATTTCCCCAGTATGTTTGAAATCTCAAACAATTATTTTATCGAGATATTCTTTCTTTTTCATCTTACTTTAAATTATCCAAATAAATATTAGTTAAACAGTCTATCAAAAACATTCTCTATACACATAGAGGCTGTTTTACTATTAGTTTTTTGAGAGAATACTTCTTTTATCCTCTCTAATCTTTCTATGTCTTGCTCGTTTAATTTGTATGTTACTTTTTTATCCATTCGTTTTATTTAAAAATTTATTAGCATATCTAGTAGCTCATGCAATAGTCTTAAAATCTTTACTTCATACTACTTGATTTTCATTTACCATTTTACATGCTTCATAATATCCACAATTTGGAAAGTTCTCTGTAATTACTACATTTTTTGTTCCTTTATTTAAAGTTTGCAATGTTTTCATAATATTTGTAGTTAGTTATTAATATATAACTAGTATATCACTTTTTTATTCAAATGCAAACTTTTTATACCTTTTTACACACTTTTTGTATTGACAGTTTAATTATTTAATGTTTCCAAATAAATATTTAATTCACTAAGCACTTCCTCATCACTCTTTAATATCTCTAAAAGTCTGAGTCATTCTTTGGTTAGGTTTTGCATAGGTTATTTTTTTATTCAATAAGCATAATATTTGGTAGGAAGTTCTTGGATCATCACTTCAACTCAATTTTTGAATGCAACCCCATTTTTCTTTTGATTTATTCAATTAAAATCAATTCATTTATCAAAATCTTTCAAAGTAGAAAAATAATAAAACTTTCATTTCTTACATAATTCCATTAATCTTTCCATACTTCTTATTTATTTATTAAATTAAAACTTTGTTCATTTTATAGGTAAAAATAATATTAATCATATTACTATTGCCATTAATAAACCTCCTAACCAAAATTCTCACTCTTTCACATAGATCATATATTCAAATAAAGAAGCCGTACTTACTATTAATATAAAACCTATTATTGCTATTTTATTATGCGTTATCATAGTTATTCATTAGGGTTAAAATCACACTTAATACACTCCTTCTTATAATCATTTACTATTCAGCACTCAGGACATTCTAAGATATATATATCTCAACTTACTGAGTCAATTAGTCAACTTCCTTTCTCCCTATCTCCCTTTGTAAATTTTATTTTATCCATTGTTTATTTTTGGTTAGATTCTAATATCTCTACACTTTTTTTATATTTCTCCATTGCTTCCATTATCTCCTTTGATCAATAATCTAAAAATTTCTCTTCATCTTTTATACATTCTAGTAATTGTTTTCTATTCATATTTCTAAATCCTTAATTGTTAAATTAGTTATTCTACTTGTTACAAATTCACCCCTCTTTATAGGCATATTCAGTACTTTTAATATTCTAGTAAGATTATGTTCATATAGTCTTCAAGTCTTCTCTATGTTACAATATGAAGCTTGGGTAATATTGCTCCTCTCTGCTAGTTCTAATTGAGTATATCTAGTGTTCTCTCGCTCTTGTCTGAGTACTCTAGGATCTATCTGTATTATCTTTCATCCTGCCATTATTTCTCATAATCAAATAAAGTTTGTAGTTCTCTCGGAGTTATTATCTCTCCACATCATAATTTCTTTCCGAAGGCTACTCCTCTTTCGATTAATAGAGTAGCTTGTTCTTTGTTAAGGTCTTTAGTACTTCATTGTATAGCTATCTCATATTGCATTCATCACATCTTTAGTTCTTTAGTTCAGAAAACTCATTTTAATAGGGCTTGTTTTGTTTCTTCTGTTGTATAGCCTAGCTTCTTACCTATTTCACTAAAAAGTCTGTAGAAAGCGTTGTTTTGTGATAGTGTGCGTTGGTTACTAGTTAAAGGTAATTCAAATATAATAAATACATCTGAGTCTTCTCTAAATGTTAGCATCTTTATTATGTCTTGTTTATTTAGTTGCATATTTGTTTTAAGATATTATTATTTAATGTATTAATTCAAAAAGATAACTTTAAATTAGAATACTCTTCAATATTTTCTTTACTTCTTGATATTTCATATACTTTATTTACTTCTTTCATATGTCATATCCAAAATTCTGCTTCAATTTGTGACTTCCATTCTCTCCTTCATTCTAGTTTTTCTTTTAATTCCGATATATTATGATAATTTCCCATACTATATTATTAATCAAGTAAATCATTTAATCCTGATAGTTCTTTATTAAATACTTTTAGAGTACATTGTAAATTATACTTATATTCGTTTATAGTTTTATCTCTTTCTTTTACAATCAACTCTAATTCTGTTATTCTGAGTAAATATTTATTATTTGGATTTATATTATTAGTCATTTTTATTTATGTTTAAAATTATCAAATCAAAACTGTACTTCTCTTTCTATCTGCTCTTCTGTCAACTCATCATATTCAATATGAGTTATCCAGTAATCATGTAATCTAATCTTCTTAGGCTCTCTCTCTACTGTTCTTTCTCTTCTTAATAATACTTCTTCTTTGTACTTTATCTCTTTGTTTATTCTTATTGCTCTATTTCTTTTATAATTCTTTACTTGAATATCATTGTATTCTAGCATTTTCTTTTGGGCTTCTGTTATCATTGGTTATTTAATTCATAATAAAGATAGTTTCTCTGCATTAGCTTTCGATACTTTATATTTCTTTCTAACATCAGATATTGTATATATCGTTCAGTTTCCTACTAAATCATATAATGTATCATAATTCTTATCATTGAACCATGGTTTATCATCTTCTTCTTTCTTTGCTTCTGTTTTATTACTTGCCTTAGCTCAGTCATCATCTTCTACCTCTAAATCTAATAGAGAGAGTAGATTATATCTTCTATAGTAAGTTATTTCAGAACCTTTATCTTGTGCTTTTATTCATTCCGATAGTGGAATAGAACTTTCTATATTATATCTTTCATCTTCTTTAGCATCTAAATCAATTATTTCTGTAATTACCTTATTATTTTCAACTCTATGTGTTATAAATAACCTTTCTTTTTCTAATATATCTCATAATTTTTCTTGTATTTGTCATAAATCAGCATAGCTATAATTAAAAGCTTTTGTTTTCCTTTGTAATTTTATTCAAGACTGTTTTACTCTGAATAATTTATCATATATTCAACTCATATTATTAATATTATTTATTAAATTAATTCTAATGCTTTTTTTGCATCCCATTTTAGTATTCTAATTCTTTGTATTATTTTAGTGTATGGTAGATTTAATTCTTCACACCATTCAGTTAAGGTTTGTGTTCTTCCATCTATTTTAATATAAATATTAGTACATCTATTATTTGCTTGTTGCTTAGCTGTAGCCCATTTACAATTTTCTTTATAATATCATTTATTATTATCTATTCTTTCAATACTTAATCACTCTTTATATAACTCTCACATATCTTTATAAAAATTCTCAAACTTTTTCCATTTATCACATACTATTATTCATCTATCTCAGTATCTGTGGTATCTGTTGTTATTTTTAGAAAAAATTCTTCTTATAATATTTTGCCATACCTTATATATTTTTTTCGTAGACATTCAATGTTTATATGATGGATTTAAACTACCAATTCAACGAGACATATTCATTTTAACTCATTCTCTCATAATACTATTTGCTTATAACAAAAAAGAACTCTCAAGGGATATATAGTCGCAAAAACTAACCTTAAAAATTCTTTTCTATCTATATATAATTATCGTTTTTGCAAAGTAATTATATTCATTTTATTTTAAATAGCAAGATTAACTACTTCCATTGTTAATATTATGTAAATTAAACTCTGCTATTGCACTGCTAACACATGATAGTTGTAATTCTCTTAACTTATCATCTGTCTTTACTGTATTTTCTTGAATCCATAACCATGTTTCAAATTCTTCCATTGTCTTTTCTATTGTTTTTTCCATATTATATTCAATTAATTAGTAAATGTGAAATCCCTATTATAGCTATACTTGCTAGTGTTAGCGAAGTAGTAATGACTCTTATTAACTTCATAATCAATTGTAAATAAATAAAATAAACTCTGGAAACAATGCAATGAATAACATTATAACTATTAATATAATTAATATCTTATCTCCCATTTTATACTTATTATAAAATATTTTTAGTCTTATGTTTCTATCCGTTGTCGGTTCTTGTTTAGACTGTTTAGTATATAGTTTCACTTAATTTATGTTATTAAATGACTATATATATTAATTATAGTCGAATATATAATAAAAAGCAAATCTTTTTATAAAGAAATGCTATTGACTTACTGGTATATTATATATAAAGTTCTTTGATTGGCTTTCGTTAGCCTTTTGTTGTATTAATGATTCTTTTTCTAATTTTCTCTTTCTATTTATTCTTGCTTGTAATGATTCTTTAGCCTCCTTCTTTTCTTTCTTATACTCCCTATGGTATTTTCTCATCTTCTCCTTATTCTTCTGATAATACTCTTTTCAATAAGTAACATAGTCTATATTTTTCTTTTTTCACATTTCTAAACTCTTCATTAAAGTCATTGTTTTATCTTTAATAAACCACTTTTTCCATAAACGGTAACTGTAAATATAATCACCCATATCTTTTCTAATTTTTGAGTATTCTTCATAGAGTATTTTATAAGTTAGTTTTCTCATAGTCTACCATATAATTATTGAATAATTATTAAGTATCTTATTGTAATTGTTTCTTATATATTTTTTGGTTTCTTTATTTGCTCTATTGTAAAAAGCTATTAGTCAATTGGTATTTATGATATCATTCATAGTCATTTCTATTTCGTTCATTGTTTTTGTTTATTAATTATTATTTATAGCTCTTCCATTTTTCATTTCATTTCCATTTGTAATATCTCAATAGTAATTGTCTATATAACCAATCTACATTGTAAGCTAATACTTCTGTATTTTCTATTCAAGTAGATATTAGTTTATTATTCAGTATATCTTGGATTATATGTATACATTCATGTAATAATACATAATCACATACAGCATTCAAGTATAGAAAAGCATTATTATTCCGTATATAAGTTATACCATCAGTTCATTCTAACCTATTTCAATCAAATCAATTTTTTAACATATAATCTACAAATTCTTGCCTATCTCATATAAACCAAAATACATTAAATCAGAATACATTATTATTTACTTTTATCTGTTTCATTGTTTCTGTTTATTAAGTAATTTAATCTTTTCATATGCTCTGTCTATATTCCATGTTGCTATATCTCAGTAAGTCTCTATGTATTTCTGATAAAATTTAATAGCCATTATATGTTGCTCTATTTGTTCTTCTATTGTCATATCTCTTTTATAGTTATTTCTACCTCCTTTCTATCACTATCTATCTTAGAAGTGACTATTTTTTTTATATGCTTATCTTCAAATCAAGGTATATTATCTCATAGTAGATCGAATAAAGGTTTTAGTAAGTTATCAAGGTCTTGGGTTTTCTTATTTCAATTCTTGTAATAGAGAGGTAAGAAATATATTATTGTAGCTTCTAGCCACTCATTACCGTGTATTTTATATTGTTCTTGCTTTAATAGTTCTATTTCTGCAATTTCTATCCACTCCTTATACTTTTTACTCTTATGCCTTACTCTATATCCTGCATAGCATTCATTTACACTGGGGGGGATTGTAAGTGTTAGTTTTATCATATTAATTCAGGGTTCTGATATATATTTCCTATCACTTTATAATCTGAATAAACAATAAATGGAAGATGCCTTATATCTTCTATAATTTTATTATATTTTTTCATTCATTTCAATTTAGGTCTATGATCTTCTAATATATCTCCCTCATATATTTCTTCCCCGTCCTTGTCTTCAAGTCATGTGTACTGCATTAATACCCAAGGTATATGTCATTCTATTTCTCAAGTAAGAGATATATGAGTAGTACTATCATATATCATTCAGCTTCCATTTTTTACTTCTTCATCCCAAGCTCTAAATTTTATTTCTCTCATAATTCTTTTAAATAATTAATACAATCTTGCCTCACTCACTCACCACTCTTACAACTATGAACCTTTAAATGACAGTCGAAACATAGGAGTACTCATTTATCTACATTGTTTCTTTCCTTTGTTCTATCAGCCTGTAGTCAGAAATACACATGATGAGCCGAGTGTCATTGATCTCCACATAGTATACATACTTGATCTCTGTTATATATAGCTTCCTTTGTCTTATTACTAAACTTAGCCTTCATTATAATTCTATATCTTTAATCTTTAAAAACTCTTCATAACTCATAAACTCTCATTTCTCTTTTGCTACTTTAATTAAAAACTTCTGCATTTTCTCAGTCCTTTCATCTCATGGTATAAATGCCCTAGTCGATGTATAGTATAATCATTGATTATAAGCATATTCCAAATTTAACTTCATAAGTCTATATGGGAACCCTCAAAGAGTTTCTAATATAGTATTTTTCTTAAACATATGAAAATGTCAATATCATTTCTTAGTCTGTACTATCTTATCTATATCACTTTTAGTAATTACTCAATCTTTTGATAATTCTATATATGTTTTATTACTCTTCTTTAATCATAGGATCCATCATTTTTTATTGTCTATAGTATCTATAGTTCATTTAACTATCTTTAATTTAAAGCCTGTCTTCCATTCTACGTATTTAACTAATGCTGGGTAGATAATTCACGCACTCGCTCACCAAGTAAGTAATGCTCCTATCTTTTCCATATAGATAATTAGTTTTAGTATATTATCTACTTTCATTTCTATTCAATAATCGTATTTAATTATATTCAAGAATGCGTATATACTGCATGAATAGTTAGTTTGCTTTTGTGCTAATTGGTTATATCACATACTCTCTTAATTAATAATTAATATATCCCTAATGTATCATACTTTGATTTTATTTGCAAATAATTGACTTGACTATTCATAATCTATTTTTTAATAATTAAATATCTACTCACACTCACATGATAATTCATTCAAAAAACAATCTTCATATGAATATATATATTCATAAACTTCTTCTAATTCAATTCAATATAGCTTTTGTTTTTTATTTTCGACATAATAGCGTTCTGATCATATATCTAAATCCCAGTAATGGAAATACCAGAAATTTATTCAATCTATAATAATAGGGATCTTAACCCTCAATGTGTCTTTATTCAGTTTCTGTTTGATGATTTTTCTTTTTTTATCTATGTTTATTTTCATAATCTATAACTTAATAAGTAAAGGGTTATAAGTATTTCTTTTTATATTCTAGTATTTGTATAATATTTCTCGTAAACTTCTCTATTATTTCTTTCTGAGTCAATCCTCAATATTCTTTTTTTATTATATCTTTAATCCACATATTTTTAAAATTATAAACTAAAATCTGTTTTTTCTTCTTGTATATCAATGTCTTGTAATTCTTTTGATATATCAAACTGCAACTTACTAAAGTCTGGAATTAATAAGAAAGTTTTATCACTCATTCAATACTTATTCTTTATTAAATTCATTTGTAAGTTCTTTCAATCTCTACTGAGTGCAAATATTACATCACTAGAGGCAAATATTGCCCCACTACCTTTTGGCTGTATCTTAGAACTATCTTTAAATCTACTATCATTATTAGCCTGTGATATATTAAATATAGTTGTATTAGTTGTAATTGCTAACTGTTGTAATTCCTGTGCTATCTTTGTCATCTGTTCGTATTCTGAGTTTCATTTTGTTTGTACATTCTGTATGAAATCTATATAAACTATATCTGATTTTTCTGATTTTACTATTGCTTTTATTTCTTCTAACTTATAAACATCATCATATATTTTTAAGTTCTGAAAATCTCAAATCTCATAATCATATCATTTTATTATTTTTTTCTGATTTATATTATAATATGATTTTAATAGAGAATTAAAGAGCATTTCTTTTTGTACTTCAAGAGAAAACACTAATACTTTCTTTTCTTTCTTTAAGTTATCTGTTATATATGAATAACTAAAATTACTCTTTCATACTCATGAGTAAGCAACTATTGTATAAACCTTTCATGGTATAATTCATCAAGTATATTTATCTATAATAGGGTATGGTGATCAATAACCTAATCCTCATCTATTTTTATAATCATCTAGAAACTTCTCGAAACTATCACATAATTCTATTATTGTATTTCCTTTCTTTTGTTTTATTTCTAATCAAGTCTGTAGGTCTCAAATTCTACTATATACATCTTTTATATCTTCATCATATCAAATCTTTTCTAGCTTTCTTGATTCTAGTATTATCTTTCTTCTATGAGAATGTTCTTTTATAGTTTTATCATAACTTTCCCAGAATATAGAATTTGTACATGATTCTATAATTTCAATAATATATCATATTCCTCATACTTCTTCTCAAATCTTCTTGGCTGTTATAAAATCCCTGACCATTACTAAGTCAACACATTTTCAAAAATCTATAAGACTCTTAATAACTTTAAAAATTATCTTATGCCTATCTAAATAAAAATCTCCCTCATTGATCGTAAGTTTATTATATATTTCATTATCTATAATAATTGAACCTAATAATGCTTGCTCTGTTTCTATTGAATATGGCAACTCCTTTGTATACATATTATTTAATTATTAATAAATTTATTTAATCAGTTTCATTGTTTTAAGAAATCATATAGAGTAAATCTATGTTGTGAGTAATCAATATTAATATCTCTTGATTTGATCTCTTTTAAATAATTCCTAACTCATAAAACTATCTCTTCCTGTGTATATTGTTTATCTATCTTTTTATATATGTCTTTTAAGTTATCATTTATTTTTATAGTCTTCTTCCAGAATTTATCTTTATCTTTTAATAAATTCCACTTTTCTACTAAATTTTCTAATTTAGTATATATATCTTTATCTTTATCTTTATCTTTTAAGCTAGATTTGCTAGGTTTTGGTAGCACTTGGTAGCTTTTGCTAGCTTTTGCTAGACCTCACTTCTTGCCTTGTTCTCGCCTTTTATCACAAATAGCCTCATATTTTTCATTATCAATATCGAACTGATTCTTAAAAAAAAGGAATGCCATTTTTAAATCATCATCTAAATTATTTTCTATTCAATTTTCTTGATATTCAAATATTGCCTTCATTAGTTTTCAGAATTTTTCATCTGATAAATCTTTGATAGGTTTATACATTCATTTGTATAATATAAATCCTTTTTTCATAATATATAAATTAAAAACAGTATCCTAGGGGCTGGTTTGTATGCGAACCCCTAAAATACTGTTTTCAATTACAAACCATTTAATCGCATACATAGGTATTATATACTATCTTCAATAAAAAAGCAAATAAAAAACATAAGAAGACCACAGCAAAATGTTTCTTATGTAATTTATAATATACCCATTCAAAATGGTAAAAAGTTCAGAGTTCTTTTGAATCTAAAATTTAATAGGTATTTGTATAGTATAAATAAGTATTTTTATGTCAAATAAAATATAAAATAATTATTCTTTAATTTTAATAAAATTATTCAATATTTTGTAGTGTAATCTATATCAGAAACCCACTTAACTTTATCAAATAATTTTACACTATCTTTACTATCTCTTTGTAAATATCAAAATCTATTAAACATATATTATTTATTTTTTATTTTATTATAGAAATTATCTATTAATCTCTTAATAGACTTTCATTCTTTATTGCTTCCAATATCTTGCAAGTTATGTGTTATTGAAAGCATATAAATAAAATCTCATTCCTCACAATCAGGAGTATTATAGTATTTGCTAATTGACATAGAATGTCTTTCAATTATTTTTTCTATTTTTTGCTCCATACTAATTCTCTTGCTAGACATATTTTATATATTATAAGGTAATGTTTTTATTATATAAGATAAAAATAAGAAAGCAAATAAAAAATAGGACTTTCCTAAGTTTGCTCTGTAATCGTTCCTCGCTTTCCTCGTTAAAGGTATTTCTTGGCTTGTTACATTGTGAGACGTTCTTAAGCTTTCCCTATCTTCTTATATATTATATTCCTTTTATTAGTTTTGTCAATAGTGTTATTGCATTTCGTACTTTGTAGGTTAGTACAAGCTAAGTCTATTGTTCTATTTTTGTATACAGTATCTTAAATTATAATTATATAAATTAGGAAAACCACCCTCTTTATCATCCATATAATAATCTAGCTTATCACTTGAATAACTAGAAAGGGTATCCTCAGAGATATTATGAAGTAATGCTATATATATATCTGTAAGACTCCGGTAATCATCAGCTATCATAACTGTATCTATTCAGTACTTGTCTACGTCTCATACTATGTAATAATCATAAGTATCTATTGGAAGGTTCTCGTCATTATAGTATTTATTATAGAACTGTTCTATAAGGTCTATACATGCTTCTTGGTATTGTTTTATTTTATTCATAGTTTTATTTTAAAAAAAACTAGCAGGTAATTACTTCATTGCCTGTTCTACTGACACAGACTCCATAACTTTTACTAGTTTAACTATTATAGTATATTTATTTTATTATTTTAGTCAAAACATATACTCTTTATAAAACTTAGTAGTAGTAACTCATCTCTTAGCATACCACATACCTTTATATGCGTGATAATGGTATCTATATATACAAGATAGTACTCCATACTCTCAGGCTTCATATCAGTCTGTAAAGTTATGATTCTTCCAGTAGTAACCACATCTTTTACTTTTTCATACTTGTACCTTTCCTTGACTCTTTTGTCTTTTAGCTAACCATTGTAGCTGACTATCTATATCTTTAGGTATATTCCATTTTCTTAGTGTTTGTACATATCCTTTAGCATATGGATTACTAGCATTCTCATCAAAGTTACTCTCAAAGTTTACTATTGCCAGTCTATTAGTTATTTCAAATGGATTAAAGTATTTTAACCATATCTTTATTTGGCTTCTAGGTGGTAGAGTTATATTGTGATCCCCTCATCTCGTACATTTACTTGCTTCTCTTGTAGTTTTATCTCTATCATTATAACAACCTATAACTGTTTTTTCAGTTGGGAAGTGAGATAAATAATATCCATATTCACCCATTACATCATAGTTAGCTTTGTTTTTCTCACTTACAGTTACATTGTGTGCCTCTACTGGTATAAGATTCATTACAGCTCAAATTAATATGGTTATAGCTATAGTGAGCATAATAGGTTTTGACTTAGTTGTTAATCTATTTACTTTTCTACTTCTCCTTTGTTTTTGTATTTGATCCGTTGTTTTCCTATCTGATAGGTTTATAGTATACTTATCTGTTACTAATTTGTCAAAATTCCTCTGACTCAATGCACCATTAAAACCCCTTTTTATTCCTTTCATTTTTCCTTTTTTAATAATAAATTTGTTTTTGTTTTTGTTTAAACTGGTCGAATTCGACCAGTTTAAAACCCTCCTTTTAATTAATTATTGAGTTAATAAATTAATTTTCACATTTTTTAATTAATCGTTTTTCCTTTAAGTATCATAAAAAATATAGTATTTAATAACTTAATTGTTGTGTTAATTAATTAATTTTTCACATTATTAATTAATCATTTCCCCTTTATATATGATTATTCTGAATCTCCTTTTGATCCTTTTTGTATAATAGTAACTTGCTTCTTAAAAAACCTTTCAAATTTTTTGAGTGCAGAATTTCCTCCTTCATAATTCATACATAAATTCCATAACTTATTCCTCCTTTTCATGTAGTTTGGTTAAATAATAAAATAATAAGTTGATGTATATAAAGCTTACCACTCTTTTTTATAGATTGCAACTATTTGACACAAAAAAACATAGGTTTAAGAAAGTACGAGGCTTTCTACTACTCTATGCTTGTGATTTAAGGCTTATAATACAGGCAATACCTGATTTTGCAACTATAAGGTTGAAACTTAAACCCTTAGTTTTATTATATTTATTTATCAATAATTGCAAGTTTATATGTATCAACCGTGAGACATATAAAAAAACATGTATCATTTTTTAGTGTTTATGATACATGTTATACTTCTCTGAGTCTGTTTATACGGCTTATCTTCTCTTTGTAGATTATAACCTTATGGCTCTTTTCCTGTGTTTTCATAATAAAAATCTTATATACTAAGTAATATTAGTATATAAGATTTATTATAATACACAAGTCTTTAATGTAAAGATTGTGTGAAGTTACTGTCTTGCTCAAATAAGTGCTTGTAGTTCTTTTATTTCATTCTTCTTATTTTCTATCTGTTCATCTATTAAGGGGCTACTTTTAAATCTCTTGTTTTTCTTTAATGACTGTATAGCTTTTAGTTCTTCTTCTTTTCTTCTTATACTTTTTATAATTCCTTGATAGTATACATCATCGGGTATGTTTTTTTTCATAGTTCTTAAATTAAAAATAAATGCAAGTGTTATCTTACATTTATAATGTTATCATGTTTTATTTTTATTTGCAAATAATTGACTAGACTATTCATATAATACCTCTCTAGGGTATCAATATTCATATTCTTCCTCTTCTGTTCCCATACTATTTCTTCTTTTTTCTTATTCTTTTCTTTTTACCACCTCATAAACTTTCATTTATATTCTTAGCTGTAAATTTATTTATCTTTTTCTTAAATATTTTTCTAGGTTTTAATATCATTTTTTAAAATTTATTCATATAAAATATTATTTCTATTTTGCAGATACTCTTCTTCTGATATTGTACTATCTGCTATATACCATTTGATTCATATGGCTCATCATATCACTAATATTACTATTGTATACAGTACAAATAGTACTAAAGCTCTGAATGTTCTTCCAAGTTCACTTTGCATTTTCTTAGGAGTTTCCATGTTTTCTTGATTAAGGATATAATTTATTATCTCAATACAAGTATATCAATCTTTCTTTAAATTTGCAAATTTTGACATCTTTATCTCTCATATTTCATATGTATTATATACTCTTTCACAATCCTTGTTATACTCTAAGCCATTATATTTCTTAAAATGTCATCATGTTATCAAGAAGAATTTTACCTCATACTCCCAACTCCAGTACATCTCTCAGTCATATATAACATAATGCTTTAGTCATAAACTTCAACATTTAGTATTACTAATGTATTCAATTATTTTCATTTAAAATTAAACATATCTTTTAAATCTATTCATACAAATAAAGCTGGTATAATAAAAAGGAAATAGTCAACTTCTTTAAAGAATATATGAATAAAAGTCAATACAACTATCATTCACAATCAAGAGAAATTAAGTATTATGTCAAACATTCATTTTTCTCTTATTTCTTTCATTCCTCATTTTTTTTATACTAAAACTTATTCATGCACCCATTATTAATCAAAACAAAACTCATAAAAAGAACTCAATTCATATAAAACTTGCTGTAGTGAGTGATGCCACCCCTATACTATCTCTTAACATTTTTCGTTATTTTTATTAATAAAATAACTCCTTTTTCTTCTTTTTCAGAACTTAAATGCTGGATCGTAACCTATTAAAACAAGTCATATTGCATCTATTAATGTACCTATTATACCAACTCATATAAAGTATATAAATGCCAGTACTACTCTTAGTATATTACCTAATCAGTAAAAGTCAAAGTAAGTAAAAGCAGAAAGAACCATTTCTATAAACATACATAAATCTGCCCAGAACTTACGGAATAAATTACCACCACACATATACCTTATATCATGTCTATTACATATATTAGAGTATTGTCTAGCATATGGGGGTCTAAATATACCTCTTGCACTTCAGCACCCATTAGAGAAGTATTCTATCTCCTCTAGTTTCCAGTATTCTCAGTTTATATATTCATAGTGATTTATTTTAGTTCCTCCTTTTTTCCTTTCTTTCATAATCTACTGATTATTTAGTAATATTGTTGACTGAGTATCAGATACAAGAGCTTTAAAATCAATAAAGTCCTGATATACAAAAGGTATAGGGTCATAATTATAATCAAGTACATTGATAGGCTCTAAACTATTCTCTTTTACATCCATAAACTGTGCTAATACAGGAGCAAAGTCTTTCTTTCTTATTTTAAACTTTCAATTTACCCCTCATATAGTAGTAAAGTCAAGAATAGTTTCTCATATATCTTTCCTTATATTGGCTTGTCTATCTACTTCTAGTAATTCAGCTTCTACTGTTACCCAAGCAGTGTCTAGTTCGGCTTGGGTGGGTTGAGTGATTTCAGTATTTAACCAAGTTAAAATATCTCATTGTCATAGATTAACTACATCATAATCTATTTCATCCTTTAAGGTAGGATATAGATATCTAAGTGTCAGTATAATTTCCATTATATATTTTATTATAAATTAAATTATTTTATATCAAGAGAACCAAGCCTGATCTACTGCTGTTGGTATACTTGCCCTTGCCGAAGTAGCATTTCTTGCTTGTACATGGATTGTGTCACTAGTTGCCAAATCTATTATAAAAGATACTGCCATTTGATCATTAGCCCCTCCTATACTTGAGTTCCACCTTCTTACTATTCCTGCATTCTTATATACTCTTGCTGTCATATTATCTCATGACGTCCCTCAGTTAATAACATATCATATATCAAATCTATACTTTCCAGCAGAAGGAGCTGTATATTTATATGTTCATGTATCAAAATTTGTTCATGTGTCAAAACTCTCTGTATCAAAAGGAAGTATTGTAGATGTAGTTGTGAAATTATACTGACTTCATAAATATACACTAAATTCTTCACTAGCTCATCATCCACCTGGAGGGCTCGCCCAAGTTCAGTCTCATCTCCAAAATGTACTAGAAGATGCAGAAGTACCTGAGTCTAAATTTGATACTGGAAGATTGCCTATTACATCAGATGACAAGTCAATATTACTAATACTATTTCAAGTGCCATTTACATCAAAAGTCTTATTTGTAAGTGTATCTGTACTAGATGGAGTACTATAATCAGTTCCAGCAGTAGCTTGACTTATAGCTGTACCATCTCATTTAAGTACTCAAGTAATACTTGTACTTAGTGTGATAGCTGGGGTAGTAGTAGAGTTTGCAACGGTTCCAGCGAGTCAGTTTGCAGAAACAACTGATACACTAGTTACAGTTCAACTTGATCAAGAAGCCTCTGAAGTCCAAGAACTTCAATCCCATACAAAGTATCTTACTTCTCATGCTGCAAGAGATGATCCATTTACTGTAATAGCATGAGTTGATGTATCATCATTTATAACTGAAAATCTCCTTGTACCTGTAGTATTAGTAGGGTCTTGTAGAGTTTGAGCATTACTTGCTCCTGTAGTAGTTATTATAACACCACTAAAGCCATCTATTATGGCTACTGTTACTGCAGCATTCGTAGCTGGATCAGTAATTGTAGTAGTCTTTAGATTTGGCATATCAGTTTCTTGTGCTGATGTTCTTCACATAGTTATATTATTAATATTAAAGTAAGTATATATTATTATTCGGATAAATCAATATTAGTAACACACGTATGTTTTAACTGTTTATTTCTTATCTCTTCATCTGTATTTCAGTATACATATTTTTTATATTCATCAAAATCAAACGGATAAGGTATAGTTTCATCTACTCAGTCAATTTGAGTTCTTTCTATTTCAATATTTGAAATAAGTCACATTCATACTACCTTATAATTATATCATTGTTTTAATCATATTTTTTCATTCCATACTCATATTATATTTATCTCTCATATACTTGATATATCTGTTTTCATTCATTCTATATCATCTAATGAATCAATTAATGCTTCATATAAAACTTTTCAACTATCTACCTTACTATCTGTGATAATATTTACAAAACTATCAAAGTTTTCATGGTAATTATCATGCTTTATTTTTTCGGCTTCTCTTATATCACACATACTAAATAAAACTCTGTATTTCATAATAATTTATTAAATTCTAAGATAACCTCAAGTATGGATTTCTATATTTCTATCATCACTTTTATTTGTTACTGCTATTAATGATTTTCATCAAGTATCAAATAAATAATCAGCAATACAACTAATAACTTTAGGAAGGTTAGCGGTTATTGGTTCAAAAGGTTGTGATGATTCTACTTCTGCAAGTTTATATGAATTTGGTGCAACTCAATCATCAGAAAAAGTAACAACCGCTCATCATAATGTATAACTTACTTGAAAATCATCAACATTTGCATTTACAACATAGTATATTGCATCATTTCTTATTCATGTTGGAAGTGTTCATACAGTATCAATAAATGATATATTATCTCAATTAATACGTCAATGTAATATTTCATTTATTATATTAGTTCAATTCGTGAAAGTAACTGGAAATTCTGTAGGTGGAAGGTATATTTCTATCGTTCAAAGAGTCTTTGTTGAATTTTTAGGATCTATTTTCATATTTCTATCTATTCTTATAGATGACCTATCTAATCAAGTATATTCAGCTATTCATTCTGTAGAAACTATAAATCTTTCTTGATTAGAAACATCCCATCAAGGCACTAATGATAATATTATTGCATCTACTAATGGTATATCAATTTCTATAGGTCATGCGACTACATTATGCCTTGCTTCGGCAATTATATTACTTGGAGGGTTATTGTTTCATACAGGATCAAAAGAAGAAATAAGAGGATCTGTTGAATTAGGACTTCATGAAGCATACATTCCACCACTTCATAAAAGAGTGAAATGACTAACAGTAGTTAAATTAACAGGAGTAAACATTCAAGTAAAATCAAAAACCGTATCTCATCATGCTGGTATCATACTCATTTTCTGAATAGATACACCTCATGCTGTTCCTCATCTTATACTTATTTGACTTCATCAGAAAGGCTGTCAAATAAGAGAACCGACACTAAAGATTCAGAAAATATCTGTAAATTGAAGTCAAGTTACTAGTAAATCAAGAGTGCTTTTCTGACTTAACAGATTAATGTTTCTAATAATACTAGTTGCGTTTAGAGTTCAATAATTCATGCCACTCCACTCTCAATCTTGTTGATTAAAGGTATTCATTAAAGTAGGAGCTAGAGGGTTTGATGAAAATAAATGTGAAGTAGCATCTCATTGCAACATCAATCTTCTTACAAACATTCTACCAAATCTATAAGTAGAATCTCAATACCAAAAATTATTAACAGAAGAAAGAGTATGAATAAGGGTGATATCACATAAAATGGTCGTAGTTCATGTATATACTCCACTAGGAGCAAATCAACGAGTAAAGTTAATTATAGTTAATAATTTATAGATAGTATTATCTAATAATAAATTATAATCTACTCATCATATATTTATTATACCGAAATCATCTTCTATGTGTATATAAGCTACATTCTCAAAATCATCTAAATGTCTATCTATATCAAGCATATTTTTAAAATTAAATAGCTAAAGCTCTATACGAACTATTTGAAACCCAAGTTATTCTTAAACTATCTACATTAATTTGATCCCATTTATATACTTCATGTATTTTAATTGTGATTTCATCTCAAAATATAATACTATCAGTGGAAAAAGAAATTTTAAACTCTCCATTTCCATCATTCTTTATCCATCATTGAGTCGCATTTCTTCCTAATGCTGTATTAAAATCAATTGTTATAGGACTATCTCCAGCCACAAAACTAGTATCTTCAAAGAAGGCTGGAGTATCTACTACTCATTCAGGTCATCATAATGCAGAAATAATATCATCTTGTTTCTCTTCTGTAGATGGATTTATCGGTAAATCGGAAGTGTTGGTTAATTGTAATTTACTAGCTCTATCTGACATCTTTTATAGGTTAATTTTAATACCAGCCTTTTCATAAACTGATTTTATATGTGCTGCTTTTGAGTTGAGGTTCTCTTCTTTCTTTACTAGTTTAACATTAGTCTCTCTTGTGCTTGTAAGTTCATTCTTAGATTGTGTTAACTCAAAACTCGTATCACTAAGCTCTTTTTTAAGTCTATCCACATCCTTTTGCTTAGATTCTTTTTCATCTTCTAAATCCTTTATATCTCAGTCTAATAGTTTATTTCTTAGTTTATCAGAGATATACACATCTTCTAATTTATCTATTTCACTTTTATATGATTTTAGCTTCTTATCTTGTTCTTTTATAATTTTATCCTTGTCATCCTCTATTTTTGACAACTTGTCTATAGATACAGTTAAGTCTTTCTTTTGAGTAATTAATTTGTCTTTATCTTCTCATAATAATTTATTACCTGCTATTCTGAGATTCCTTTCAGCTAATAGTGATTCCTCCTGAGTCCAAGAATCATTCTCTAATTTTTCTTTCTTATCATTAAACTCTTTTTCTATCCTCTCTGATTCTTCTAATTTATCCTTATTCTTAGTTTCTACTCAGCTAATAATAGAATTTAACTCATCTAATTTATTCTTAGACTTAATATAATCTTTCTCAGCATCATTCATTAAAGATAAAAACTCATCTGTTTTCTTATCAATAACAATATGCTGATCCTCTTTTCTAGTTAATTCTTCAAGCGAATTAATATTATCCTCAGTTAATCTTTGGCTCGTCAACTCCAGCTCATTAACACTACGAGAGATTTCTTGTTGTTTTAACTTTATTACAGATTTATCTTCTGTCTTTTTACTAAATACTTTTCTCATAATAATTAATTAGAAAATCAAACTCCCTTAACAGTAATTTCTCAAGCTGTTCTAGCTGTTATCCTTGCATTTACCCACATTAAACCGTTAGTATTCATTTCAAAGGCTCTATAGTCATCAGCAGTGGCTACTGCCACTCATGTATCTCAGTCTATAGCAGCACCATCTTCTAAATCTATAACCTCTATATAATCCCAGTGATTCGTTACACTTTGTGCTGCTGAAAAGTCAGGAGCTATTTCTTGTATACTTCCTTGGAACTTAACAGTAGCTGCTGCATCACCTCATCCGTCTGTAGCATAAGATAATCCTATGTTTTGATAATCCTTAACAAGCATATTTACTCATACTCCAGTAGCTCATTTAGCATCTAGTATTGTATAAGATGGAGAAACTTCTCTTATTCACATATTTTTATAGTTAATTAATAAACTCATTCCCACCTCCCAAGAATGAGAAGTGGTATCAATTTATTATATTGAGTATCAAACAGAATTACTGTCTAATTTTCTACAAACTAATTGAATAGTAATTACTCATGCACCAGTACCATCAGCAGCTGTATTTTGAACAGAGATATATTTATCTCATGTTCATACAGATGTTTTTATGCCAGTAACAGAAGCACCATTTAGGTCCATTATTGTATCAGCACCTAAATTAGCAACCGTTTCTGCAAAAAATACAATTCAGTCAGCTAATATTTGAAAATTTGTACCTCAAGCTAGTCCAGTAGCATCTGTTCTAGCTATAACATCTTCAATGATAACTCAATTTCAAACGAGTTGAGCTATATTTACAGCCGAAGCCGTTAGTATATCACTAGAAGTTATTTTTTTCTCGATTACAAACGTTCAAAAATCTATATTTGAAATCATTTTGTTATTTTTTTATATATTAAAATCTTCATTCCTTACTTAAGGATTATGCAGTACCGTCTCAAGAAGAGAATACTACACCTCTAGCACTTACCCAACAAGAGTCGTGCATTGCAACAGAATTGAAAGTCCAGTTAAGAGTTTCAATATCTTCTCCGTTGTTTCCTTTAGAAGGGTAATACATTTCAGGAGCTTTGTATATATCATGGAAGAATGAAGTGATTTTAGAATCAACTAGTAACCAGTAATTCTTTTTTGCTGAATCTTTAGAAGCAGCAGCAGTCATATCAATTCTTGGTAGAATTTTATGTGTATACCTACCTTCGTATACATTTACTACACCAGCATTAGGAGCAGAGATTTGTGCAGAAGATTGTATAACTCTTCTTACAGAGTTTACAAGAGTAGGGTAGTCTGTAGTTAATATAGTATCAGCAGCACAAGTAACCTGTTCACCTAAGTTGTTATAAGTATTTGTTCTAAGAACATCCTCAGCTAGTTCTAATGCTCCTTCAGAGAAAGATGGGTTATTTGCAACCCTTGCTCTATATGTAGTAGCAGAACCTGTTAGAGTATGTACCGTAGAGAAAGGAGCGAGTCCATCTCATGTTGAAATAGTTACCGTTTGCCCGTCTTGATCTGTATATGTAGTAGCAGTACCAAAAGATATAAATAGAGATAGGTTTAGGTCTTCTCTAGATGGAAGAGCATTACCAATAAAGTTAACAGAATCATATACACCTGTTTTGTCAAGTTCTCTCATTTCAAGAGTAATGTCTATTGCTTTTGAGTAAGTAGTAGAAGTAGTATCTTTGTAATACCCTTGCTGTACTACAGTTTTTGTACTGAGTCAACCCTCTACCTTGTAAGTAGCATATTGTTCTCCTACTGGTTTTTCTTTATGTCTTCTAGTCTTTCAAGTTCCTGATGGAACAGTGTTTACAACAACGACACCAGATTCTTTCATTGCGTTGTTTATAGGAGCTAACTTTCCAGCATCGAACTCTCTTTCGATAAGGTCTGTTGCATCCTCAAAACTAATTGTATTTAATACGGTCATTTGTGTTAAATTAAATTATAAATTATTTACTATATATGTTTAAAAATAAATCATCCTGCACTTTTTGCAAATCAATTACAAACTCTACCTATTCCTCATGCATTAATCTTTAAATTATCTGAAGCTTCTTTTAAGCTATAGAACATATCTATATACTTTCAGTTTTTAGTAAATCTTGCTATATTTTTGCTGTTTTGATTATATTTTCCACGAATTCAATAAAAATGATGTTGTTCTCATTTTCTAGATATACATAAGTTATTATCCCATGCATGTCTTATATTTTCTTTAGGAGTAACATATTCTAAGTTATCAAGGTTATTATTTAATTTGTTTCAATCCTTATGGTTAACTTGTAATCAATTTGCATTTCATACGAAGGCATCCATTAGTAGTTTATGTATATAATGTATTTTTTGTTTTCCATCAATACTTAGACAAACTCTATTATACCCATAACTATTTTTAGAATTTTTTAAGACTCTTCAAGTTTTAATATTTTTTACTTCTCATCATATATTTATTGCATATATTCATTCGTATCAAGATATTCAACGCATAATAATTTATTTAATTATCTATAGATATTAACTTGTAGCAGCAAGTGCTAGTCAAGCCCCCAAGTTACCAGCGAAAATGAATTGTCCTCTTGTAGCAGATATGTATTTTTCAACATAAATTACTTTTTTAGATTGAGCACCATCATTTACAGTAACAGAATCAGTTAGATCAACATATGTTCATTCATCAGTTTGAGCTAAGGCAGTTGCATTTCATTCCCATACTACTCAGTTATCTCTTGGGAATTCTACTTTTACAAGTTTAGTAGAAGCGTAATCACTATCAGTTGCAGCGATTGCTTGTCTAATAACACCAAAGTTATTACCAGCAGTTGAATCAGCAACAGTAAATTGTCCAGCATTACCTGGATCAGGGTATACTATAGCACCTTCAGCAGCAGCTACAGAAGCAGCGAATAAAACCTCTTTAATCTCAGTTTTACCCTTTACTCTTGTAAAGTTTTGTGTGTTATTGACCGTGTCCGTTGGGTTTGACATAATAATTATGTTAAATATTAAATTATTTTTGAAAATCTCCATATAAATCATCAAGCAGTTTTTCTTTCTCCCTTACAACATTTTCATATATTTCAATTATGAACTCAAGTTTTTTGACTTGCTATTACACAACTATCATATAATCAAATTAATGTATTAGTTAGTGAGAATTGTTTTACTGATTTACTAGAAGGGTTTTCTTTTCAGTACTTTCAATAAGCACTTCATTTATGTCCCAATACATCAAATCTGTGTTTTTGATTTTCAGCATTAGTACAATATTCTAAGTTTTCAAGTCTATTGTCATCTTTAATTCAATTTTTGTGATTAACTTGCTTGTCTGACTTTCAAATAAACGTTAATAACATAAGTCTATGAACCTTACATAAATGTCTTTTTTTAAGATTTAGACCGATATGTAAATATCAATAGTTGTCTTTACTTTGTTTAAGTATCCTTATCTTTCAATATTTTAGACTAATGATAACACTAGATTTGTTGATTTTATATATTCATTCAAATCAAGGTATATCTTTAAATTCATTAATATTATCCATATAAGAATATTAATTAGTAAAATCTTTGTCTTGAATTTCTAACGCTAATTTATTAATTTGTCTGAAATCAATATCATTATAGTTAGTTCTATCAAATAAATTACATATTACATTCTTTTCATGTCTTGTGATATCATCTCAAATACCTGATAATACATTTTGTATTTCGTACTTGTTAGCAGATGAATCAACAAACAATTTAATTATGTCTGATTTGATCTTTTGAATCTTTTCTACATATAATTTATCAATAGCTTTTGCTTCATCACTTTGAAGATATTTAATATAATCTTCTGAGTATTCAGCAGTAGTGTCATCGGTAAAAGTTACAACTTCTCCATTGATTTCTTTGATTTCTTTTTCTCAAATATACATATTATGCGTTTAAATAAGTAGATAAAATAGTGAGTTCTTTTCCGTCTATTTCAAGTGTTACGTTGAATGTTTGATCTTTTGGGTTCATTATATAGTATTCTAATTTCGTTTCAGGATTTAGCTGTTTAGATACATATACATCAGAGTTGTCAAGATTTTTAATAGATTTAGCAATTAGCTTATCACTTCTCTTTAAGAAAGTAGCAAATAGATGTAATTTAAGTACTTCTTTTACTTCTTCTCATTCTTTAAGGTAAGTTATCTCAATAGTTTGATCATCTTCTTTTGAATCCTTCCCAATAAAGTTAGTCACTGTTTCCCATTTAATAATAGGATAGTCCGCTTCTCTTGTTGGAAATAATTTAATTGAAAATGCAAAGTTATTGAAAGCTTCTTGGTCTCTGTCAAAATCTTTTATCTTATTTGAATCTCAAGTTTGTCTTACAAGACTTTCAAGTTCATTTAGTCTACTTAAAAGAGCATTTACATCTACCTTATCAGTAGGCGTATTAGGTGTAGGCTTTACAACGGCTTCATTGTTCTGAGGAGTTACTCAAAGTAATTCTTTCATTTGGTCAGCAGTAGCATTCTTTGCATATGTAATGCCTTTTTCATCTGCTTGTATTTTCAATGCTTTCACATCTGTATTAGTAATTTTCATAAATAGTATGTTATTTGGTAAATAATTCTGGATACCTAGCTCTTTGTTGTGCCTTAGGCATTCACAAAGATGTTAGTTTAGCTGTAGTCATAGTAGTTTTAGAGGTTTCTTTAGAGCCTCATAGGTTATTTGATGCTAATTTACTTAGTGCATCATCATCCCTATCTTGTTTTAATTCTTTACGGTTATTGTAAAGAATTATTTTATCTATCTCTTTCTTAGCAAGTTCAGGGGTCAGTTTTCTTTTTCAAACTGATTCCTTAAATTCTTCAAGGTACTTGTTTTTTGTACCCTCATCAAATTTACTAAGAGATTTATCCAAAACTTTTTTAGCGTCTGCTTCTTGATTTTCTTCAAGAATTTTAGCCCTAATATTCTTAACTAATGTATCCTCATCTATTTTTTCAGATTTTTCGCTTTTGTCATCACCTTTCAATATCTTTACCAATTCTTCATAAGAATTAGTATCAGAATATCAATCTTCGTAAAGTTGGTCAACAACATCTTTCGCTAAATCTGCATCTAATTCTAATAAGTGTGAGTTGTCCGTTAAAACTTTCCTATACGCAGTATGTACTTTTGTAATACGTGTATTTTCGCGACTAGAATCAGAATATCTTTTTTCAAAGTTATCTTTTCCTTTGTCATTCTGAGAGTTATCCGTTACGGAGGTCTCGCCATCTACATTATCATTAGAGTTTTCTTGGGATTTATCTTGAGTTTTCTCAACTATTTTATCTTCCATAGAGGTCTAAATATTATGTAATAAAAAAAGCAGTCTATAATCAACTGCTTAAATAGTAATAACGTTCACCCACTACAGGAACTTTATTACTATTTAAGTAATTGATTAGTGGGTTTGTATTGCAAAGAACTATATATAATATAATTATATTATAACGAATAGCAAATTTACTCTTCAATTTGCTCACGATCTTCTTCCTCTTCTTCCTCTTCTTCCTCTTTCTCCTCCTTCTCAGTCTCTTTTTTTATAAAATCTGTATATGTCTTATCAATAGTTGTTACTTCATCAGCTATCATTCATAACTGGTTAACTACTTCAAGTCAAGCGAGTGTGTTTTCTTTCCATTCTCAAGCTCAAATATCAAATTGGATACTTACAGCCTTCAGCCTTATAAATTTAGCTATTAACTCTTTATTTTCAATAAGCTTTACAAGGTCGCGCATATCTAACGAATGATCTTCACTTAATTTATATGAATCTAGTATAGACTTCTCTATTATTTTATATGTCATATGTAGTAGGTTATATATTAAATTTTAGGAGTATTAACACTTGCTACTTCAGGAACTTGTCAGTCAGGGCTTACCTCAGCTCATTTCTCTTCTTCTGATACTAAATTCTGAGATTGGTCAGGTGCTATATCAGGAGCTCTCGTTCCTTTCATCATTGTTTGCAATTCCTTGTATAGTTCTTTCTTTTCTTCTTGTACTTCCATATCATCTGATTGTTCTATATCTATATTATTCAGCTTAGCTAAATCCATTATGGCTTTCTTCTTAGGAATTATTTGTGCTAGTTCAGGATCAGAATTATACGCATTTGTTAATCATGCTATTCCATTATAAAATTCCATTCTTTGTGCTTTTTCTACTTCTGTTATAGTAGGAGCATTAAGATCAGTTGATACCTCTATTTTAACGTCTCATCTTATAGATTCTGGAGTTACCTCGAATATTTGTTTTTCATTTGTTTTCATAAACCTTTTCCCTTTCATTTTTGGTACTTCTATCGTAGGGTATTCTTTTTCTATTTTTCATACTTTCTCTCATTTAGCATCCTTTCATTCTATTTCCTTATTATTATCATCTATATTTACTAATTTTCTTACAAGCTTAAGAGGATAAAACATTTGTAAATTATCTTTATGCTGATTCGCTAACTCTTCAAAGGCTTCATCTCTATTCTTTAAAACTACATTTACTCTTTGTAAAGAGCTTTCTTTTTGTACTGCTGTTTGATATGCTGTTTGTTGAGGTTCTCATATTATATTCATTATATCAATACCACAAAAGATAGCCACTTCCTTAAATAACTCTTGAAGTCTTGTGAATATAGCTTGGTTCGGTGGAGTACCACTTAATTGTTGGAAATTTCATTGTAAATTTCCTTTAAATTTCATAAATTGATTATTGTACGCGAACTGGTTTCAATCAAAACTTAAACCTCATCAAAGAGCAATAACCTCTTGATTCGATCTCTTTATTGCTTCCATTAACATTTCTCTGAGCTTGTTTATATCTGATTTGAAGGTAACAAGTATCTCACATAATCATTTCCCATATATAGAGAAAGGATTTTTACCGTATTGTCTTACTACGAAAGGTAAACAATGAGAAGCATTTAATATAGGATGTGATTTTAGCAGAACACTATCATTCGCCACTTCCCGGTACATATCAAGTTTAGTATTCCAGTATTTAGTCATTTTTACATATTTACTCTCTCATTCTCATCTTTCTTCTTGTACAATAAAAGGTCTATTAGAATTGTATCTTGATTGGGTAGGAATAATAGCATTAAGTTTTTCTTTATCATAACTATTATCAAGAGAGTAATCTAAAAACTCCTCATAAGTTAAATAAGTTTCATAAATACAGTCTACTGCATCTTTCATTTTCTTTGCTCTCTCATCTACATAAAAATCTCTTATATCAATATTCTTTAATAAGATATCTCATTTAGTTTGTAGCTTTCTTTTGAATTTAATTTTACCGTCATCATCTTCTCCGTCAAAATCAGAAATAACTCTATATGATCTCTCATATCATGTGAATATTATAGAGGTTCAGAATATAGCCGTTAAATACTCATTATTAAGTATCTCAGAGTCTCTATTATTTACTCCCCAGTCATGTTTCCATACTTTTTCTAATATCCTTTCTTGATAATCAAATCATACAGCCCCAGTAAAATTGAAATTAGTTGGTCTCTTTATAGCTTCTGATACAAATAACTCTATGATAGACCTTTCTAGTGGTACATTAGATGAAGCTCTACCATCTGTATAGGGTACAAATATAGCCTCAAATTGCTTAATAAATTGTTTCCAATATTTGTCTACAACTGTTCTTTTTTGTAGCATCTTATTCTTCCTGTCCTTGATGAATCAAATGATTTTTTCATCTTCTTCTGAGCTTTTATAATTCTTTACTACAGGTTCTTGAATCTCTTTGAGAGTTTCTGAAGTTAGTTTTGTATCTTTACTATTATTCTCTACAAGCATATTTTTAGGGTAAAAGATATATTTGTAGTGGGTTTCTTTAGTTTATAATATACTAATATGTCAGATATTAGCAAGTTTTTATATATTAATATAAGACATACGTAATTCTCATGTAATAGGGTCTTTTATCTCTTCTAGTATTTTCTCAGGTTCTCATTTCTTTTGAGTCTCTACGAAGTTATCAAGCATATATATAGTGAAGTACTCTAATGCAGTCCTATAATGAGAAGTCCAATCATGTATAGGCTCATTGGTTGGTCTTCTTATTACTGCCCCCTCCTTTACTTCAGGATATTTAGCATTTTGTATAGAACTAATAAAATCAGCACATCTCTCATTAACTCTTAATCTATGTATATTAGAGTTTGTTTTTAATATTTGAGTTGTTTTAGGATTATCTCTTGTATTAGGAGTATTTAGATATATTCATACCTTTTGATACTCATTAAATATTACTATACCGTCTGGAGTATGTAAATTCTTTATATTACTATGGGTATCATATGGATCAGATATAAACGTAGCCTCTCTCCAGTTATAATTCCTATATCTTGACAGGAAAGCTAACTCATTATCATTTAAAGCTATCTTAGGAGCTCATGCCATGAAGTTTGCCATATCAGGTACTTGACAGTTCATCTCTATACTATCTATAATATCCCAGTAATGACTATCATGATTAGCTTGTGCTATTATTACTGCGTGAGGATCAACTCATCAATGTGAGTTATCTATTATAATAAAGAGAGGTTTAGTAGGGTTATAATCCACCAATTCAGTATCTCACTTGAAACTAGCATATACTCTTCAAGATATAGACATATTATAATCTATTTCTAACTCTTGGGCTATTTGCTCCTTAGTCATTCATTGTATCTTCCATTCATACCATTCTTTAGTATATATAGGATTCTCAGACCAATGACAACGATGATATCTTATTAATCATTTTACAGCGAGTTTTCTCATTCTGAAGTACTCATTACCCTCACCATTAGGAGTAGAGTTAAAGAACCTACAAGGGGTAGCACTTGATATACTCATATTGATTGCTTGTGCATATTGCATAAAAGCCATCTCATCAAATACAACAAACCCAAAAGTTCCTCAACGTCAAGCATTGGGATTAGCACTCTCTCATACTATACTTCATGTTCAATCATTACGAGATATACTCATAAACTTATTATTATCCGTACCACTAGCCTTTTCTAGTCATTCAGGCAATATCCATTCAGGTAAGGCTCTAATCATAAACCTTATCTTCTCGAAATGACTCTTTATATCTCAGTTCTTATCTACTTCATCGGATTTCTTACTTATATATAAACTCTTTATATTATGAAACATATAAGCATATAACTGTAATCATGCAAGTATCCATGAAAATCACATTTGTCTTGACTTCTCTGAAAATACATCTGTTGGAGTCGTTCTCTCCTCAACTGGTAATTGTCACATCTTTATTGCATCCCAAGCGTCCTCTAAGAACTCCTCTTGAAATTCAAATAATATAAAAGGTATTACATTCCCGAATCTCTCAGGGATCATACTAGGATTTCTATCCGTACAAAGAAAGTACTTGAAGAAGTAAATCGGGTCTCTCTTACATATAGATATGATACTCTTTTTTACATTATCAGACTTATCACATTCTATTAGTATTTTCCCTCTTTCTTTTATATTTAGTTCTAAGTTTTTTAATATCATATTGTTAGTATATTTAATTTAGGCATTTAATCAATACTATAGCTTTTTTATATTCAATTAGTTATATCAATAGTGGGATCATCTTTTATAATGTCCCAACCTTCAGTCATTATAAAAGGTTTTGGTGGGAATAAATTCATTCTATCAATTATTAATTTATTTAACTCACTCCTTTTGTTGTCCAACCTATATATTGATGCTGTTATATCTTTAATTTCGTATCATATTTTATTAATATATTCATCATCTACTCATACTATTTCTTCTGAAAATGTTGTCATAATTTAATTAGTTATATATTAAAATCATACTTGTAATTATTATTTGCAGAGCAAGAGCAAGTGAGAGAGTGAGTAAACTGTAGTAAATAATATCCCCCCCTATATACTATTAACTACATAAACTACTTAGTCACTACCACTCAGAGATATACTCTTAGAGTTCATTTACTTTAAGTAAAATGTCTCTTATCAAACTCATAAACATTTGCGTCTGCTGTCGCTTCGCTTCGTATCGTTCGGTTATGCTACTGGGATATTTTAAACCTCTTGGGAAGTACATTATCCGAGCTATAATCTAAGTAAACATAACTATACTTAGAACTCTAGACTGTTAATTCAATAAACTTTATAGAAAAAAACCTTACTATTCGTAGTAGTAAGGGTAAACTCAGTAGTTCGAGTTGCCTCGTACTACGAATACGAGTTTAATTTGTACTTAAATACTATAGATAAAATGAGGAATTGCAAATCTTTTTTATACTTTTTTCATTACCTCTATAAAGCTATTGTATATATAAAAGGTATAATATTACCTATGAATACCAGTAAAAGTATAGTCGATTATTTGCATTAATTGAAATGAAGTGATACTATTAGTGTACAGTTTATTTATTAACCCACTACAAATGAATAAATATGAGAAGTATTATATTATGTTATTTATAGCTGTTCTGTTAGTAGCGTTGTACTTCGTTGTATGACCAGATTATTTAAGTTTTATGTAAGAGTGAGAAAGAGGAGAATTTTAATATTTAATTATAAGATTATGGAAATAGTTATTTGAGTTGTTATATTTATTATAATAGTTGTTATATTTGAAAATATAATGAGAATAGAAAAAAGAGTAGGAAGATTAGAAGATAAATTTTATAATCAAGAAAACCCAGAGTGGCATAAAGGTATTAAATGAAAAAAATAGAAAGACTAGAGAAGAAAAAAAGACTTTAATTAGTCTTTTTTTATTTATATAAATCTTTTAATTTAGTTGCACTAAATTTTCAAGGTCTTAAATATGCTATTTCAAATCAGTCTTCTTCTATTACTGCATCATAATATTTTTTAAATTTATTAAAAATAACCTCTCTCTTTTCCAAGTATCCTATATTTTCTGATATTTCTCTTCAACTTTTTGCATTGTCTCCAAAAAAAACTTTATCTAAGTCTTTTTTATTTACTCATATATTTTTACTTATTTCATCTATTGTATATATACTATCTGAATACATAGGATTATTAATTTTTAGTTCAGTTGTATATAAATCTCCATACCCTTTAGCTTTATCTATATCCGTTGAAAAATATATTCCATCTCAATATCTACCACCTCACTTTCCTAATTTTTTTATTTCAGGATTTACTTTACTTCAAGTAACTACTGTAATTGGTTTACTTATGTCTATATTCTTTTTATATGGTATGTTATAATTTTTAACAAACTCATCAACACTCTTATATTTTTTAGCTTCGCTAATTAAATCACTTTCACTCATAGTATCCTTTTTAACATCTAATGACTTAACTGTATCATTAGTTTTTGTTTTTTGCAAACTTGGTTCTACTTTCTTTATTCAAGTATCTATATTACTAGGTTTTTTAATAGTAGTATTAGGTTTACTTGTTTCAATTGATTTTCATAACTTAACAGGCTCTTTGATAATACTTTTAGGCCTTGTAATGCTTGGTGTTTTTAGAGTAGATTTATACTTTTCCATAAATATTTTATCCTTCATCTCATCAAATATATCTTGTACAGTTCTAGTTTGCTCCCACGGATTTTGACTAAGATATTCTTGTGCTGCATTACTAAAATCTTTTGCATTTTTACTTTCTAAAAATTCTATCTCTGAATATTTATCCCCACTTTTACTTTTAATAACTCTTTTTTCGTCTCAATATAGATTTTTAAATTTACTTAATAAATCATCTCAATATTTCTTTTTAAGAGTAGAAGATATACTTTCTATTTTATTTATATTTTCTATTCAAATAATTTTAGAGTCTATCTCTGTTAATAATTCTTTTTCCTTTCATAATCACAAATCTCTAATATCGTTTTTAAGATTTTTCAAATCATCAATATTATCTGTTTCCTTTATGATTGTTTTAGATAATTTGTAATTCTCTGATTGTGTATTATTTATATTTCTTCAAAACTTTGTAGTCAATAAATCTTTTTTACTTTCTTGGATAATTCATTTTTCTATAGTTTGAGGTGTAGTTATATGCCTTTTAGTTTTTCATACTGGCAATGCTAGAGGTTTTTTAATCACTTGCTTTGGTATAGATTTTTTAATACCACCAAGCTTTTTATACCCCTCTTTTACTAAGAAATCAGGGTCTTTCATTTTTCAATATAACTTTCATAGAGCAACTTTTCATAATCATTTTCACATGGTAGCTATTCATTCTGGTCCTTTTGTAAAAGTACTAATACCTCATTTAATTATATCTCATGCTCCAGAGATTCTAGAAAAGCTTTCTTCCAATGATGAGCCCTTTGCTCTCATATTCTTTATATTTGCCTTTACTATATCAGGGTAAGTCTCTGCTAAGGCTCTATATTCTCACATAAGCTCTTTAAATTGAGTTCCTTTTACATTTCATATAATGTTATTTTCAGTTGTTCTAATCTCATTTCAAAGCTTTTTAAGAACTGTATTATACATATCTCCAAAAGGGTTTTGTTGTTTAAATGATGTTTCAGCATTTAGCCTTGACCTCATACCTCATAATGTCGGTACATCAATATTTCATTGCTTTTTATAATAATCTGATAATCATTTTAAAGCTTTGATGTCAGCATCATCACTAGGAATATACTCTCATCTTTTTACTTTACCAGCTATCTCATCATCTATTATTTTAGAAAACTGCTTTCAATTTACTTTCTCAACAGCCTTTCATCTAGCTTTTTCAACCTGATCCCATACTTTCTTCATCGAATCCTTATATGCCAATGCTCTTGTTTCGGTATCTACTGGCTTATGTCAGTATTTTAATACAGTTTCATCAGCTTTCTGTACATTCTTTCATATATTAACTATATTCTTATCCTTTCATAATGTTTGGTATGAGGGACTTGCTGCCTTGAATAGTTCTTTATTTCAAGAGCTACTTCATAATATTTTTCATGCTACCTTCTCTGTTCATGCCTCTATGGCTACTCAAGGCTTCTTTGCTACTGCCTTAAGACGATCAAGTATAACTTGTTTATTATCGAATCATGCACTAATCTTTCATTTAGATACATCTAATCCCTTTTTAGCAAAGTCTGTTACTTGTCATAATCATTTCTTAGTCATACCTCATACCTGCTTTACTCATGTCTCTAATCATTCTTGTAATACTTTTCAACCTTCCTTTAATCATGTAACTCATTTCTTAACTGTTCATAATCATGTAGCATCTGCTGCTAACTGTAAACCTCAAAAGAATGCCTTATAATTTCTAGCTTTTTCAGGGTCTGTTTGTTTGAGATATTCATATCATTCTAAAGCTTCATTTACTTCACTCATTACCATTTCTCATCATTTAGATTGCATAGCACTCTGTAATCCGTCTTGTAGTGATTGTTTTACTTCCTCTGGAGCAACTGTTTTTAATCAAGACATAAAAGCATCTCATATAGTTTCTGAGACACCTCAGGCTATAACTCACATCGATTGGAGTAAACTGGAAGTAGAGGACTGTTTACCCATTACCTCTGAAGTTTTAGCATCCTTTATGTCTGTTCAAATATCTTGTACAGTTTGAGCAGTTCTCCCCAATAGTCATTTCTCTACTCCTCCTTCTCTATCTAATTCTCATTTACTAATCTTACTAATATCAGCTCAAAAACTACGAAGTCCTCAGGCTATTTCTCATCAGACTTCTCAAAGCATCTTAGGTCATCTTGCTAACTGAGTTCAAACTCAACTAGCTACCTTTTGTAATACTCAAGGTTGTTCAGGCTTAGGAGTAGCCTTAGACTTAATAATAAGCCCTTTAGCTCTTTCTTTATCTATTCATTTACTTAATAAGTCTTTGAATTTTCATATATCTTGCTCGTTAAATTCAGGCATAATTATTTATTTAAGTAATTAAGTATATCATCATCAGAAGATGTTTTAGTTATATCCGATCCCCCTCATAAATAACTTAGTATATCTTCATCAGAAGATTTAGCAGTTACATTATTTGAAGTTTCTTTTCAAGAGAAACTATTTTTTAAGCTTTGGAAAGATTCCATCATTTTTTGTAATTCTTGTTTAACTTCTTCTTCATCTTTATCAAAACCTATGATTTTTCATTCATCATTCCTCTCAGCTGATGAGTTTAATTCTCAAGCAGAGGCTTGTAATATAGCTAATTCTTTTTCAGATAATGCTCAGAAAGTAGCCCCTCTTGATTTAACATCAATTAAGTTTTGTAATACTTCAGCATCTAGTAAGTATTGAATTTTACCAAGTAATTGACTTCTTTTCCCAGTGATTGTTTGATAAGGAGATATTCATCTAGCTCTTCTTGCTCCAGAGAATGACTCTATAGTCTTTTCATTTGCTGAATCATCTTCAAATAATCAAGTTCATTTAACTTGCTCATCTGACCAATCAACGATTTTATCAAGGGCAGAAATCTTAGCGCTTAAATCTGTCATTACAGGATGGTTCGCATTATAAACAACTGGTACATTCGCTAAATAATTAGATACTTCATTCCTTAGTTTTTCATCTTTAATACCAGTTATTTTAGCATCTGCTTTACCATCTAATATATTCTTAGCCCAAGATTGTGCTTCTGTACTATAGTTTTTTGCAATTGTGATGTCTTCTTCTTTTTGTTCTTCACCCTTAGGAGCATTACTATATACCATACCTTGTGCCTCTGCTTCTTCTGCTGTATACTTCTTTAATACTGGTCTTTGTCATGTTGATTTACCGTCTGCATTTGCTTCTAATACTTCAATACTTCCATCAGGATTAACTGTTTGTATAATTCAAGTATGTCATACATCATTTCATAAAGGATTTGATACGAATAACCCTCATGCTACTGGAATTTCACTCATTCATAGACTTGTTACAGCATCTACTTTACTTTCTAAAGTATCCGTAAATCTTGATTGTCAAGTTGGGTTAATTCATGTAGCTTGGAAAAGATAATCATTTACGAGTTCTCCACATTGTAGATTTACTCTTCCTCTTCTATTCATACTATAATCAGCTATAGAGTCTGGATTATCAGTAAAGTCACTTGTTATTTGTCATGTTCGTATATCTTTACTTTCTCATGTAGCTTGATTATAAAGAGTATTATCGTTTAATTTAGACCATTTATCAGTTGTTTTTCCTTCCTCTTCTCATTGTATTCAACCAATAAATGCTTCATTACTAGCTAAACTAGGAACAGCCTTTATTGCATCCTCAGCACTCATAGCTCAACTATTAACTGCATTAATATAAGAGTTAGCGAGTTGAGCTGTAACACTTACTTCATCTTCTAGTATAGTACTATTAAACTGAGGGTTACCGTTTTCATCTAATACTAGCTCTCCATCTGGTCATATCTTAGGAGAAAAGAATTTACCGTTAGCTTGGAATGGTTCAAATCATTCTGGGAGTGCTTTTGGTATCTTTATTGTAGATCCATTTGAATCATATATAGGAGATCAATTCCCATTTACATAATAACCCTTTACAGAACTCATTTCACCATTAACGGTATTACTATTCTGTTCATAAGCTATTGCTTCATTTCTTGCCTTATTTACTTCTCAACTTAAAAACCTCATTTGCTCCATACTTGCATCACTGAAACCTGTAATACTAGCGTCTAAATCTTGATACATTTTATCTCTGAAGGCTGTAAGTTCTTCTACTGTATCAAGTTTACCATTACTATCTGCTTCAGTAAGTCAATTAAAAGCATCTTGTATTGAACTATCTATATCATCATTTAACTTTGTAGTAATATCCTCCATTTGTCTTTCATATTGTACTGCCTTTTGAGTAAATCATAATGCTCTTGCTGCCTTAGATTTTCATAATAAACTTTGAATCTCTTGAAATGATTGAGAGGCTTCTTCTAATTGATTTTCTACACTCACCATTCTCTGAGCTGATTTTCAAGGCATTCATAAATCACCCATATAAGCAACGGATTGTCTTAACTTAGCTATTCAGTCCTTTGCTCTTCTAAATGTTTGACTTTCTTGTATTTGTGCCATTTCTTCACTAATACCTTGTTGTTTTAATCTATATGCTTCGTTTTCTTCTGCTCTTGTCTTTGTGGTTTTATAATCCCTCATATAGTTTGCATAACTTTCAGCTATATCAAGATTATTCTTCATTGCATTTTCACCAGTAGCAAGAAATAGTTTCTTTTCATTCTCACTTAATCAATCGTAAAACTTCTTATAATCTCAAGATAATTCATTTTCATTTATTATACCATCCTTATTCGTATCAAAACTTTTATAATCTTGTCAAGCTCCTGTATCTCATGTAGTACCACCCGTTCAAGTTCATTGAGGATCAAGATTATCAGGAACAGGTGCTGTATCAGTCTTAGAACCAAAAGCATCAGGTTTATTAAAAACTCCGTCCTTTTTTGTTGGTTCTGCTACCATATTTACTCATGGTATACCTACTTGTGACTCATCATATCCTTTTACTCATGCTCAAGATATATCTTGTCAACTAGTTGTAGGTAAGTTTGTTCAAGTAGGAGTACTGCTTGGAGCAGTAGCCCCTGCAAGTTGCTTTCTTGTCTCTGTAAGTCAAGCTTCTCTATCTCATCAAGACGCATCAATATTCTGTTTTGTTAAGTCTATTAACTTCTTTTTGTTATCTTTTTTAATAGTTCCAGAAGAATATTGTTTTTTTGCTAGGTTTAAAGCGTTTACTGCCATAGATTTTTAGTTATATTATATTAGATCTTTCAATAAGTTAATAGATTTATTTGCAGCACCTCAAGTAGTTCAAGTTCCTCAAGCAGTTCAACCAGCTCAATCAACTCAAGCAGTTCAACCAGCTCATCAAGCTCAACCAGCTCATCAATTTACTTGAAATGTTCAAGAAAAAGTGTTAGTTCAAAATATTGCTATTATTCACCCTCATCCTCACCCTGCACCTCACCCTCACCCTCACCCTCAACCATGTGACCCTATAGGAGCTGAATTTCAACCAGCTCATCAAGCTCAACCAGCTCATCAATCCATTATAAATTTTCAAGTTCCTGTTATATTTTTTGCGTATATTAATATTAAAGGACTTTTTCAAATATCTCACCCTGCACCTCAACCTCATCCTCAATTTCAACTACTTGATCATTCGTCTCAATCAGCTCAAATATTTCAGTAAGCATTTCAACCAGTTCATCAAGATCATCAAGTTCATCCTCAATCCACTCATCCTCATCCTCAACCTGCTGATACTCAACCTGCTCATCCAGCAGCATCAGATCATCAAGTTCATCAAGTTCAAGCAGGAGTTCATCAAGCTCAACCAGCTCATCAAGAGTAAGTAGAAGAAGAAGAAGCACCTCACCCTCAACCTCAACCATATCAAGATGCTCATACTCAACCAGCTCATCAAGCATTTGTATTAGTTCAACCAGCTCATCAAGCTCAACCAGCTCAAATAGCAGAAAAAGCAATAGTTAATCAATATATATTTGAAATACTTGCATTTGAATCAATACCTGTTATATCAATATCTCAATTTAATGTTAGTGTCCCATTTACCTTAATAGTCATTTGTCCAGATGTTCATGCCGTAGAAAGTACGGCTCAAACATCTATTTGAAGATTATGATAGTTAAAAACTGTATCTAGTGCTATATTAGTTGTTCATGAAGCAATGGTAACATCTCAGTCACTACCATCTCAGAATATAGAAGCAGGAACAAAATTACTATAATATCAATATGAATTTAATATAGCTATCTTATTTTCATCTCAACTTCAACTACTTGTCTTTACTAAGTTAGCAACAGCAACTACATTTCTTGCCCCTGTTCAACCTGTTGCTGTAGCTGTTCATTGTTCCGCAACTGTTCACTCTTCAAATTTTCATGCCACCGTTGTACTACCATTAGGAGTAGTTGTACCAGTATCTACACTTTCCCATTGAGCAGTTCATGTATTATAATTATAAAAAACAGATCATGCCTGTATTCAAGTATATGCTATTGTTGGTACTCAATCACCTCATAATGCAGAATCTCTTGCTGCTGTTGAAGCATATATTGTAGAAGCTACTCATTTTTCAGTTATAACGGCTTCTTCAAATGTATTATTTCATACAAGAGTATTATCTTTTAATTTATTAAGTAATTGATCGTGCATTGAAACTAATACCCCTTTATTCGAAGCTCACCAAGTTTTACCTGTTCATGCAGTTGCTGGGTCTGCTGTTTGACTTAATCACCTTGTTAATCAAGTGTAATCAAAATAACTCCCATTTGCTGAGACTCAGGTAAATGAAATCCATTCTTCCTGATTATCATTAACGAAATAAAATCTACCTATTGTAACTCATACATCTATATCTGCTGTAAGTGTTGTTGCTGCTGCTGTTAGTTTTGCTGTAAGTGAGACAGTCTTTCAACTGGAAAATGTTATTGACATAAGTTAAATTATTAATTATTAAACTGTAAGGTTTGAAGCTTCTGGTGGCAATATTTCTATCATTGCCTCTAAATCTTCTAGTCTAAATCTACCTCATAATGCTGACTGGGTATAAATAAACTTTATTCTTTTACCTTTATTTTGCAAATTTCATTTTGTCCTTATCAAATCTACATTATACAAGTTATCTTCTCAGGTAAATCATTCTGTTCATACTGCATACGTTCCTACTGCATTGGTTCCAATCCCTCAAGTAGTAATAGGCACATTATCACTATCTATGGTCTTAGAATCAATAGTTCCACCATCTACAATTATTTCTTGTTTTAGTTGAGCGAGTGTATTGATTGCTACATATGCTCTTGACTCCCACAACTCTTTCTTTCTAGTTGGCATTTGTAAATCGAAGTATTTTGTTTCATATCTAGCTTGTATTGCCATATCCTCATCATCACATCAGTATTCGTCCAAATAAACCTTAGGCTCTATATTACTTACCGTATAATTTAATCATTTAAAATAAACTCAATCATAGAAAGGTTTATTATCGTCTATTAAGAAAGCATCCTTAGTTATATCATATACAATACAAATGTCATTATAGTTAGCATTTTTAGTTCTAAAGAACCATTTTATTAAGTTTTCCTTCGGTAAGAAATACCCAAAACTATTAGTTTGGTCTACATCTAGTGTACTCATTATCTTTGATATACCAGCATATGGTCTCTCTGAGAGTTCAAATATCTCAAATCAATCTACATTAGAACCTCTCGCTATTTGTATTATCTTATTAGAAGGAGTAACACAATAGATATTATTCCCTGCTGATACTATAGAGGTATGATTTACACTTCATTCCTTAGTTTGTAATGATCTCGTAGTATAACTTATTGAACCTCATATATCTTGAATGTCTGAAACTCATGTAACTGATATTGTATTATTTGTGAAATAAAAGAGTGCTTGGCTATTCGTTGCCAATCATACTATTTGTTCTCAGAATGTGAATGAATCTGCTCATGAAGAATTGAAATCCTCATAATCATTCCCTACACTCTTATAAACTAGATTAGGATTATCACTCCAACCACTTGCCCAATGTGAACCATTGAATACTACTGAGAATGAAGGTGAAAAGTTTGTTATTCCTGTACTTGGTGTTGTATAAGTTGTACCACTTAATTTCCCGAAGTCATCAACTCAATTCATACAATAAATTACGTCTGCTACATTTTGAAATGTCATACGGTTATCACTAGCTATATCTGAGCCTGTAGCTACACTTGTAGCCGTTCAGTCTGTCTCTATTGAATAAAGCTTATGTGTACCGTCTGTATTATGTCTCACTACTAATCTATCATTACTTGCCACTGTTCTTAAATAACTTCAAATACCTCTTGGATAATCTCAAGAGGTTAGTGTTGAATGTAAAGAGTGTCAAGGTCTATCAGTTGTAGCAGTTCAATCTAGTCTTACATTTCTTGAATATGGACTAAACTTATCAGCCATAGTATGTTCTACTGTATTGTCACAATAACCGCCAGAAAAAATATCTTTAGGATTGAATGGATTTGAACTATCATAACTCATATAACTAGTTTAAAAACTAATTAGTGGGTTTTATTTAGTATATTTATATATGGAGAAAAGGCAAGCTTAATTTACCCCGTGAGTTATCAATTCAAATAAACTTAGGAATCACATAATTGAAATAATATCCAATAAATAAAACATAAGTAATCATATAACTAAATCGGTTATTTCCCTATCTTTACTTATTATCCATCATATGAAAAATAGTATTGTCATTATTTAATAGTTATTCAAACCTTTTCGAGTTCTTCTTTAAATAAAATACCTAGCTCTAAATCTATCTCTTTACCATAATGTACTATTAAAGGGTTTAGATAAAATGTATGTCATACTTTCTTTAATACTCAATGTTCTTTATAAACTCTTATAAGTCTAATAAAACTACTATCACTAAATAGTATCTTCTCTTTAAATAAATTCACATCAATAGAATTATCATCTCTAGAATAATCAGGGATAGATAATAGGTATGTTCAATATTTTCATAAGTTCTTTGCCAAGATATTCTTATAATCAGACAATCATATTATTGTTTTCATAAATGTTTTGTAGGGGTTTATAATATATTTATGTTTTGTATTATCATGTGTTCTTATATAGTCTCTTAAAGCTCACTCTCAATAATCTTTTTCAAAGTCTTTTAAATTAATATTTACTTTCTCGTATTTCTGCATATTATCTAATCATAAATAAAAGGTATGGTTGTTCAAGACTTATACCTTTTATTTTACTCTTTTATTCATTTAATGCAAATCTTTTATTCACTAAGTGAATATTTGTTATTCACTAATAATTATACAATTTGGCTTTCATTAGCCTTTTTTTATTCCATTCCCTCTATCTATCTTAATCCTCCAGTCTATATATTATATATCATATCCTTTCATGTCTGCACTCTCTGACCGTTCAAGTCCTCATTATTCTGATTACTATAGTACGAATACATCTCTTGTACCTTACCTAACCCAAAGTTTAATAGTTTTAATGCTCGAGCCTCTTCTCATCTATTATAAAGCATATCTGAAACGGCTATAAATGGGATGGTAGCCTCTGAGTATTCATCAGGGATAGTACATACATCTGTTCCAGCAACAAGTGCTGTAGGCTTCTTCTCATATATCTGGTGGAACATATAACCTGAATTATCTATTTGGAATGGGAGGAAGTAAGTTCCATTTATTACTGTATAGAAAGGAGCTAGGTCATCTATAAATCTATCATTTACCGAGTTATTAGAGTTGTTGGTGCTATTTACATATCCAGTTCCTTTATAATTATTAAGTCTGAGATATAGGTTTCTATAGTCTACAGGCTGTAATACTAGCTGACCGTTATATATTACCCTTACACTTGATGCAAAATCTGTAGCAAGAGAGAATAGTTGGGTGACTCTTGATCCTCATAGATGAGCGAAGTCTACTCATGTAACTCATGTGAAAGATGTTGAGGTCTTCCCTGTATAGGTAACTAAATCCTCATTGATCCATAAATCACCACTAGAAGCAAAGTTCGTAGTATCATTTAAAGCAAGAGATGTAGCCCCTATAGTTGTTGCTGCAGTTAGGTAAGTATCTTGTACACTTGTGAAGTAACTATCAGAGAATAAGAAAGGAAGAGGTCATTTTTCTATTTGATCTTTATTACCAGTTGTAAGATCTGTTAGATTTCAAGAACATATTCACCTTTCAGCATTGTTTATTAAAACATCCACTAAAGTAAGTGGATAAGCTGAAGAGTCTTCATCTTCTTTGAGGATTGCATAGAATACATCTCTCAGATTCTGTAAGGTCTTTGTTGCTGCCATTTTTAATTAGTTATATAATTATTTCTTTTTATTAATTAAACTCTGTATATGTAGCTTAACTTCATCTAATGGTGTATTGTCTATCTCATCACTCGTAAGTTTTAATCCTCATTCCTCATCTGTAGCTGTTCATCTAAATAATGTATATCTAGCCGTATTCTCTTTAATTACTGAAGATATCTCAGGGGTTCTCATCTTTTTTAATTCTTCTACATCTTGTAATCTTCTCTCTATTTCTGCTACTCATAATGCAATACAATTGAAGTCTTTATCCGTTAAATTAACCACTCTATCGTCTTTTGTACCGTTTTGTCCCATTTCTTTTATATTTCTATTGACTGCAGACTTACTTATTCATGTGTCTTCTGCTACTTCTCTTTGGCTTTGTAAAGGGCTTTTCAATAAACTAGTTGCCACCTTGTCAATATTCTTTTTTTTATCTGATCTCTCTATAGCCATAGTTTTATATGTTATATCTTTTCACATAATTATTAATTAATGCCTGATTATAAATTCCTCATTTCATCCCCAGTTATACTATAATTATATTCTTTTTACCTATAAAATCAAGTTTTAATAAACAATATAATTTTATCTATATTATTCTAGATATAATATGTTTTCAAAGTTCTTTATGTACACAGTTTCTAAGTAACTGCCTTTTATCTTTTATCTTATAACTAGATAGGTCAATTCAATGTAACTTTTGTAAATCAGGTATTTGAGCCGACCTTATTTTATCTTGTTCTATTTCTACTTGTTCTATTTCAAAGTTACTCCAGAAGAAATGCCTTTGTAATATACTTGTAGGCTCTATAAGAGGTTTGTAATATGGTTTTACATTCTCTACCACCCAATTACATTTTGCGTTTGCTTGTAGAAATATAATCTCTTGCCATAGTTTCATGTCAGGAAATATAGCTTTTACCCCTCGATAACGAACCCCTATATTTTGCCTAAAACTACTATGAGACTGGCACGGAGGACTTGACCAAATGAAATCAAACTTATCATAATTCTCTAGTAAATATGTGTGTGCATCTCAAACTATAACTTCATCATCAGGAAATCTATCCTTATAGACTTTTGCTATATCAGGACTCAATTCTACTGCTGTAATTGTGTGTGCATTTCACCAATTAGTTCTATTACCTCATAATCAAGCGTATAAGTTTAATATTTTCATTACCTCAACTTTTTAAAAAATAATATTACTCTATCTATCTTATTCTTATTACTTACAATCTCTTTTTGTACTGATCTTAAGTAAGGGTATCAATATTTATTAATTTCTATTTCTTTCTTTTCCATAGTTTTATTTTACTTCAATAAATAATCATTTAGAGTTTACTTTATATCTTTTTGTTCATACGAAGGTATCTCATGTTCACATCATTTTTTTAACTTGTTTAATACATAAGTATCATTCATCATCTATATATGTGTTCATAATCTTTATTCTTTAGGTAATAAGTTAGGTTCATATATGTTTCATATGACTTTACAATATTTATTAGTAAGCCACAAATAAGTATCAAATTTTCTTCACATTACTTCTTCATGTATACTTCTCCTTGTCATAGCACATCAATCTTGAAATCAAACTTCTTGATATTTTTTCACTCAACTTCAATCACTTCACACAACATCATA